GGGCGGCATACAGCTCGTCGAAGTTGTCGTTTATCTTCTCGCCGGCGCCGCGGAGGGTGTCCCCGGTGTTGTCGTTGGCGATGGTGCCGATGTTGATCGTTTGTTGAGCCATATTATTTCTTGGGTAGGACGTACCAGCCGGCCGGGAGGGTTACCCGGGATGGCCCGACCAGCTTCTTATCTTTGTCGAATCCGTAGACGCTAGCCTTTACCGGCTGTGCCAGCATCACAGGATCACCGGAAGGGACCAGGACCACCTTCGTCTGCTGGCAACCCAGGCAGATCGGCAACACGGCCAGCCAGATCATTCTTGAGATCATCAGGTGCTTTGCCGTGTTGAACATCGGTAGGTGGTGTTGCTCTTAGAAAGTCGAGAACAGCTCGCAGGATCTGGTAGACCCAGTTCACGCCTTGGGGTCGATGGCAGCGGTCTTGTCAGCATCCTTGGCCATGATCAGGCCGAGGCCGGCGGTCACCGCTGCGATGGTCGATGCGATGTCGATGTTGGTCGCAGGGTCACCGTCGAATGCAGCCCGAAGGGCACCGCCAACAGCGACAAGGATAGCACCGACACCGGCGAGAGTTGTTTTCGTGTTTTTCATTTGGATTTGAACAGCCTATAGGCTCCGTAGATGGCGCAGGCTAAGCCAATGAGCGCAGTGATAAGCTGAACCCAGTCGGTAAGCCACGGAATAAACGAAACAGCGGTGGCACCTGCCGCTGCTGCTAGGCTGAGTCCAGGGCTGGTGCTGCTGTTCGTTGGTTCCATTACTCGGATTTAGGCTGGGCGGCTGCGACTATGAGGTCCACGAGCGGAAGGGCTGCACGGGCGTTAGCAACGCCACCAGCCTTAACCGCGATGTCGATGAGTTGGAGGAGGCTGTTGGCCTGCTCTTGAGTGAGTTCTATCTTGATCATACGACGGGAGCGTCAGCGATAACCACAGGCTCCGCAACCTTAACCGGAGGCGGCACCGGAACCCACGGCAACGGAGGAGCAATCACCGGCGGATTGATCTGATTCTCGATCTGCTGCGTCACATTCGCTTCGATGGCCGCTTGATCGACCCCATTGGCGTAGCACCAACCAAGCACCTGCGCCTGCGTCAGGTTGGGGTAAGGAGTGAACTCACCGCTCGGCGGCGAGAACGAGCATGAGCCGTAGCAAGTGCCGCTGTAGTTCTTTTCGTCGTCTCCAGTGCCAGTGGTTTCAATGCCGTTGCATCGCCAGTCGGCGGTAATCACGACATCGGTGAGTGAGCCTTCGGTCGGCTTAACGAGAAGGCGTTCGATGATCCAGAGGATGGTCATAAATTAGCGGGCTTCGAGGGTTTGGACGCGGGCGGTGAGTTCTTGGATGGCTTTTACCAGCACAGGAATCAGGTCAGCGCGAACGGATTTGTAAGGAGCTTCACCTTCGGGAGCAGGGTCTTTCCACTCGTCGATTAGGTTGGGGAACACCGTCTCAAACTCCTGAGCAATGAAGCCTCTGTCGCTCTTGATGTTTTTACCTCTACCTTCCTTCCAGTCGAACTTGCGCGGCTTGAGGGATAGAATTGCAGCAAGTCCAACGTCGATGTCTTGGACGTTTTCCTTAAGGCGAGCATCCGAAATGACGGAAATGACCGCACTTGTTGCGGATACCGTTCCGCTGTAAGAAACGTAGAACTTAAACGCGGGAGTTCCGCCAGTAGAGTACAGCAGATATGAATAATCAGTCGCTGAAACAGAGCTTCCGACAGTTGCGAAATAAGGAGCGGTTGCGCTGTAAGCTGCTTTTAGTCCAATTCCACTGTTTGAACCTGCGTCAGCTGTTCCAATCAATAACCGACCACTCGCATCGAGGGTCATTGCTTGGGTCCAAGTGATATTGTTTCCACCAGTACCGCTTGCAGCGTTGTACCAAAAATGTGTTCCAGCGGCAATGCGATAACGCTCAGCAGGAGACGATGCCAGATATTTCCAGTTGGTTCCGTCGAAACGAGCGTTGTTTGTCAGGTTGGCATCGACGTCGTTTGTGACTCCAGTGAGGCTTGTACCGATTCCAATTTGCAGCGCACGATAGGTGCTACCCCACGCACTCGGCGTAACCCCCACGCCGAGGTTGCCGGAGGAGTCTACACGATAACGCTCAGTGCCACCTGTAGTGACAGCAAACGTGTCTGCCGCAGGATAGTAGATGCCAGTGTTTACGTCTCCGGTCGTTGTAAGAGCGGGAAGCAGTGCGGTTCCAGCAGCAAACGTCGAAACACCAGTGACTCCAAGCGTCGTTCCCACTGTAGCCGCGCCGGTGATGGCGGCGGAGCCAGCGGTAACTAGTCCGGTGACAGTCAATGCTCCACTCGCGGTTGGCGATGATGAGAGCAGATTGTTGATGCTGATGCGTTTGGTATTCCCCGAGGCTGGTGGAGTATCCGACACGTCCACAATCGGGATCATGTCATTTATTGCATCGGCTGCCGTTAGGTTTGTTAGTGCTGAGATTTTAGCGTCTGCCATATCAGTAAACTGTTAAGATTAGTTTTCCCAAGTCTTCTTGTGTTAAAAATGTGGAGCCATCTTCCAGCACTATGCTGTCGAATGTGCCATACGAAATAACGAGCTTGCTGGTTCCATCTTCTTGCAGCAGGAATGTCTCATCCTCTTGTAGAACATCCCTCCGCATAATCGGAGGCTCAGGCATGATCCCATTATAGGATCTCGTCCTGTTGATTGATGTTCCGATTGAGATCATTAGGCTCTGGCGTTAAACGCTACGACAGAACCGGATGAGATTTGAAAGCCGGTGATGTTGCCCACCAGCGGGAAGCCAGCAGGAATGGTCTTGGAGGTCCAAGTGCCGGATATTCCAAATCCCGTAATGGAAGTGAACACCGTCGGCTCGGTAGGAATCAAGCCAGACCAGTTGCCGGTCTGAGCGGCGGTGCTAGTGACCAGCGCGAAGCCTTCTCGGCCCATGCTGTACTCGGTTGAAATGTCTGCTTGGACGGCCATAAAATTGTGTTTCGGTGAAAGGGAGGGTCACCAGCGTATCCAGTGACCCTCCCAGTTTTGGTTGTTTAACCTTTGCGGATCTTCGGTGCAACGCTGCCCTGTATCCACAGGATCAGCTTTGAGCCCTCTGCAATCTTGGCAGTGTTAAAGTCAATGCGCTGGGCGGCTGCATCGACTTCGGGACCGGCGACAATCTTTGATTTGCCTGCCTTGTCCACTGCAATGGTCGTGGCGATTCTCATGACTTGGCCGATTAGGCGGTGACCAGAACTTCGGCCTGGGTCGTGTCCGCGGCCGCGGCGCCGAACATGATGTCGTAGGACGCCATGTGAGCGCGGGAAGCGCGGCTGTACCAGACGGAGAGCAGGCAGCTCAGGCCGTTGGCGGTGGTGACGGCGCGTTGCTCGAGGAACTCACCGGCGATCATGCCGACCGGGAGGCCGGAGGCGATGGCGATGGCATCAGGGCCGCAGACGAAGCCAGCGGTGTTGGTCTCGGCAGAGGTCCAGCGGTTGTTCTCGGCGACCACGTCGAAGCCGAACCGGCCGTTCGCCAGCAGCTCTAGGCGGCTGTCAGGGAAGGTGCTTGTGGCAGCCGAGAATTGGAGGCGAGCGATGTGGCCACCGTCCAGGATGAGGTTCTTGCTGCGGTAGTTCTTCGCCAAGGCGAGGATCGCAGGCAGATCCGAGGTGTCGAAGTTGGCCGCGGTGCCGATAGTAACTGCGGTGCCGTAGTTGCCCGAGACCATCAGGGCGGTCAGCACGTCGCTGATACCGTAGGCAAACAGGTCGGCAGAACCAGCAGCCAAGTCGGACAACATGAAGCCCTGGTTAAGCTCCTGCTGGGTGACCGTGAAGTTCTTCGAGATCTGGTTCACGGTGACCGCGGTGGCGGCCAGCGTCGAATCGTTGTTGGTTTCCCAGGACGTCGGGTTGGTCTGGGCAGCGGTGCCGGTGGTGTACTTCTTGACCTGCACGGACGCGCGGGGCCTGAGGTTGTCCAGGCCGACGTTGCGGCTGAAAGCGGAGACCAGGGCCAAACGAGTGGCGGCCACGGTGATCACTGCGTCGGCGAGATAATCGACAACCAAGCCCGAGGCGAACGTGTTGGCGTTCTGGGGGGCGTGGATGGCGCTCTGGCGCAACAGCTCGGAGTGGTTGGCCACCAGGAACTTGCGGCGGTCAGCACCGGCCTGAAAGCCTCGATGCTTCTCGAGCAGTGCATTGCCGAGGTTCTCGATGCGAACCGGGGCGACGGGCTCCGGTGCAGGGGCGGCGGTGATGGTCTTGGCGCTGATGGCAGCGGCAACGGCCTTGGCGACGATGGCGTCGATGTCGAGGGCGGTCGGCGCACTAGGAGCGGCCGCCACCACGGTGTTGGAATCAGTCATGTTGTGTGGTGTCTGCTGTGATGTCGGCGCGGTTGTCGCGCCATCGTCGGCAGCGTTAGTGCTGCCGGTCGAAAGTGTTTTGTCTGTGGTTTCGCCCTCCTCGACTTCGAGCTGGGCATAAAGCGCTTTGAACCAGTCACGGCCGGCGGCACCTCCCCAGAGGTTGGCAGCCACGTCGGCAGGGGTGTTGGCTTCGGCCTCGAGGAAGCGCTCGTTGCGTCCCCACCAGGCGTTGGCTGTGCGGATCTTGTCCTCGGTGGGCGCCTCACCGGCCACCAGGGCCTCGGCGTCTAGGACGGTCTGCTTCTCGAGGCCATCACCGGCCAGGCCTTCGGCATACTGCTCGAGGCCTCGGCGAAGATTGCTTCGGACGGTCTCAGGGGCGGTCTTGGTCACAGCCCGAGGATGCCAGCAGGCGGCCATGGCGAGCTGCTCGGTGGTCTTGTCGGCCAGACCGAACTGGATGGCCTCCTGGGCGGTGAACCATGTTTCCGCGGTCATTGCCGCGCGGATCTGAGCTGAGGTCTTGCCGGTGCGCTTGGTGTAGATGCCGGCCAGGATCTCCGCGTGCTGGTCGAGGGCGTTGGCCATCTTCCGCATATCGTCTGAGGTGCCTGCCACCATTCCAGACGGGTCATGGATCATGAACAGCGAGGCCTCGGCCATCTCGATGCTGTCACCTGCAAGAGCTATGACGGAAGCAATCGAGGCAGCGATGCCGACCACCCGAGTGGTCACCGGCGCCTGCCGGCCTCGCAGCATATTGTAGATCGCCAGGCCGTCCCAGACGTTGCCACCTGGGCTGTTGATCTCGACCACCAAGGGGCCAGGGCCGACAGACTGGAGAGCGTCGGAAAATGCCTTGGCAGAAATTCCGGAGCCACCGAACCAGTCTTCACCGATCTGGTCGAAAATCTGGAGCACAGCCGGCTCATGGATCGAGGCTCGGGGGCTGTAGGAAAGCCAGTTGGTTACTTTGGTCATTGGGTTTTCTTGGCTCTGGTTTTCCGCTTCTTAGGCTCGAGCACCGCAACCACCTCTTCGATGGGCTCGGCCGGGATCGGCTCGGGCATTTCTTCGGAAGGAGGCTGCTCGAGAGCGGCCGCGGCCGGCTCCGGTGCTATCGGCTGCTTTTGAGCGGTCGAGATCTGTGAGACATCGAGGCCGTACTTGACCGCCAGGTCTTGGATGTACCGGGCCTGTTGAGCCTTGGCCTCCAGGGCGGATCGCCAGTCGATGCCTCGGGCGCCGTAGATCTCGTCGTAGGTGGTAATGCCTGCACCAAGCTCGTTTAGCTGGGCGGCAGAGTTGCGGCCGACGTCGACGTTAGGGGCTCGGGGCGCCTGGATGGCCACCTCGTACCAGTCATCGGGGCTGTCCCTGAGAGTCGGGTCGGTGCGGATGGCGTACTCCATGACGTATTCCCAGATACGTCGGGCGGCCGAGGCCATCACCTGGTGACGGCTGCGGAACCACACCGAGGACATATCGAGTGAGCCACGGTAGACGGTGCCCTGCATCGACTCTGGAAAGACCAGGACGTAAGGAATACCGACGCCGGCGCACACCTTCTCGGTCAGGCTGCGCCAGTACTCGCGCATATTGACGTTGGGGCGGTCAGCGCTGAACTGCTCGAACTCGTCGCCAGTCTTCATAACCTTGACCGAGGCGCCGAAAATGTTCTCGTAGTAGTTCTGGGCGGTGCCCTGGGAACCAGCAACACCGGATCGGAGGCTGGTTGCCTGCACCTCACCGGAGCTGGTCTTGATCACCTGGGCCACGCTGGAGGCGAGCTTGCAGGATTCCATCTCGAGCTTCTGGAGGTCGTCCAGGTCGTGAAGGTCGTTGATCACACAAGCCACGAAAGGCAGGCCGCGGAGCTGGCCGGCACGCTGGGCCTCGTAAATGTGGACCACCGAGTCGGAAGAAATGGATCGGATGTCGGTAAGCTGTCCCTGCTGCTGCTCCTGGCCGCAATAGAAGGAGATGGCTCGACCCGTCTTAGGATCGAACCGGACGCCATCGAACACATCGGGAAGGCCCTCCTGGCCAGCGGGAGTGGAGACCTGCTGCGGCTCAATGAGCTGCAATCGGGGCCGGCCGGTCTCGCCCTTGGTCAGGAGGATAAAGGATTCTCCGTCATAAAACCAGCCACGGGCGGCCAATGACATCAGGGTGCCGAAGGATTGCCGGGATCCGATGTCAGGGTAGCGGCTCCAGGTGTCCCACCACTTTTTGGCTCGGAGATTCCACTCGGGATTCGATGAGGCCGGCTGGACTGAGAAGTTCGACCCGACGGTGTAGTTCTCGAACAGGTCGCCCAACCTGTTCATGACGGCGTTGTTCTGCTCGAAGAATCGGGACTTTCGGACGATCTGCTGCCGGGTAGAGGCAGTCACATCGAACCGAACCGAGGTGTAGCTGGTGTCCAGGAAGGACCGGCGGATCGAGTTAGACGCGCCTTCGTAGCGGTCGACAGGCGCCGAACGGAACTTGTTCAGGATGGTGTCGAGGAATCCCATCAGCTCATGCCCATCCGGTAGGACGCCTCGCGGCGGAAGTTGGAGAAATCGCCGCCGTAACTGGTGGCTGCAACCAGAACCACGGTCACCATCTTGGTGTAGATCTGGGCGTCGGTGGGCGTAAGGTTGCCGTCCTGCTCGAGGTAATAGACGGCCAGGTCATAATCGTCGACCAGGCTTTCCCACATCTCGACCATCTCGGAAGGTGTAGGGGCGCCCTTGCCGGGCTCGGCGAACTCTACCGAGACATCGGAGGATGATGTCGACCGGACAACCTGGCCGGACTCGATCACTGTGGCCGCGGCGATAGACTTAGCAGCCAGGGCAGCCAGGAGCGTCACACCGCCCAGTGTCGAGTAGACACTGCGGAGATAGGCCCTCTTGATGGCTACGGTAAACGTGAACACCTCGGGCGGATCTTCACCGATCCCAGGGTGACTTCAACAGGTTAGCTGGCTATTGACTCACTTGACGTGACTAGGTCGTTCCACAACATGACCATGGCGAGCTGCATGATTTCGCAGTCGTGCAGATGGTCGGGCCACTTTTGGTTCCTCTTAACCCAGACGTGCTTGATGCGGCCGGCGCGGTTGGCTTGGGGTCGTAGGACGTGAGAGTCGAGGTGTCGCCAGTACAGGTCGGGCTCGGCGATGTAGGCACCTTCGGCCTGGACGCTAGGCGGATCCTGATGGACGCCCCATTCCCGGTCGATGTCGCCCTTCCTTAGCCTGGAGAGCATATCGCGGAGGTGCTCGGTGTCGAAAACCAGGAGGGGCTGCACCACGTCGGTCCTCATTGAGGATGATGTCGACAGGCCGAAAGGGTGCACCGCCCCGGTGGCTGCTGTGAACCGCGCGCCGGTCTCTCGGCCTTTGAGCGGCATCCAGCCGATCACCATGGGCTTGCGGAGGCCGCCCTCGGGAGGGTATCTGAGGCCACAAGGGAAGTTGATCGGGTTGGAGGTCACCGAGGAATAGGAGGCACAGGCGTCGTAAACCGTCTGGGTGTTGAAGCCGCTGTCGATGCCGACATCCATGTCATGGACCTCGAGGGCCACCTGCACCCGGCGAAGGGCTGCGAAGTCGTCGGCATGGCCGGCAGCAATCAGGGTCGAGTTACCGTCTTTCCACTCGCGGCACACCCACCACAAGAACGGCGCCACGGCCTGAACGTCGGCGGTCAGGTAGCGGCGGCCGCCATCGACGGTCACGGTGGCCGAGGTCTCGGTACGCTCCTGCTGCACGTCCTGTTGCTCCCATGGCTCGGCCAGGTTGCCGTTGATGAAGCCTTGGAGGCCGGCCATTGATGCCTTGGCCTCGAGGAATGAGACCGCCAGATATCCCCAGGTACATTTACGGTCGGGGCTGTAGAGACTGCTTAGGTGGTAGGACCGCACACCAGGCATGGCGTTGGGATTCTCTGGGCGCCATTGGCCATGTCGGAGGGCTGCGACCTTGTGAGAGTCGGTGATTTTGCCCTGGCATAATTGGCAGACGTAATGGGCCGAGGATCGGATCTTGCCTAGGTCGTGTTTGCCGTCCTCGGCCTTGGCGTCGTCCCAGGTCACCTGGCGCCATTCCAATTTGATGTACTCACGGCAGTGAGGGCACGGCAGGTAGTACCGACGCTGGTCCCCGCGGAGGAAGCGCTGCCAGATACGGCCTTCGACCACCGTCGGTGTCGATGTCATAAAGGCCTTGGAGCTTGAGAAGCTCTTGAGGCGCTGCTCGGCCAGGTCGAGGGCGTCGGCCTCCCGGGCGGTGGCCTCGGCGAACTTGTCGACCTCGTCGGCTATCAGCACCCGAACCGGGCGACTGGCTAGGTTGGCCGGGCTGTTGGATCCTACGAAAGTCAGTGTCGACCTGGTGAAGTTCTGCTCGAGGTTAGTGATCTTGTCGGCCTCGGCCGGGTAACACTCGAGCATGGCCGGGCTGTCCTCGAGCATGGGCAGCCAGCGGCTCTTCGAGAATGACCTGGCGAGGCTCTCGGTAGGCATCAGCCACAAGGCCGGGCTCGGCTCGTTGGCGATTAGCCAGGCCAGGCCGGCCATCAGGGTGGTCGTTTTGCTGGTTTGGCTGCCCCAGCACAGGGTGACCTCGTACACCGTCGGGTCTTTCCAACATTCCATGGGCTCCCTGGTGTAAGGCCGTACCGAGGTCGAGAATGGCCCGGGGTGCTCGGTCTGCCGTTGGGTCAGTCGGAGCGATGCCTCGGCCCAGTCGACCACGGTCTGCATCGGTGTCGGCCGGTAGAGATTGCGGCGGTAGTCCAGGAGGCTGCGCTGGAGGTCGGTCAGGATTTCCATGGGTCGGTGTTGTGTAGTGTTTTGAGCGCCACCTCCTGGACCCACCGGGTCAGCTCGCGCTCGGCGTGCTCGGGGTCGTGCGGTGATATCCGGCCGGATAGTTGTTTCGGCATGGCCTTGATCAGCGAAGCCACGGCGCCGTCGTGCTCCTGCATCACCCGGCGCACCCAGTCGCCGGAGACCAGGCGCCGTTCCTTCTCGGCCTGGGTGATCACCTCGTCCCTGGCGCTTGTGAGGTTTTTGGCTGCCGCGGCATGGATGGCCACCAGCCGGCCGGCGTCGGCTCGACCACCGCGGAGGGCATCGACAGCCAGGTCATAGGCTGCACGCTCGATTTGCCGCTGCCTTTCGTAAGCGCCCTCAGGCGAGTCGGTGGCGGCTGTTGCGGTGTTGAGAGGGCTCTCGGCTTCAATGGGCCTGTAGGGGCCTTCCTGTTCGATTGCGGTGGGGTCCGGTACGTTCTTCTGTTTACGAATAGACTTGGCTCGTGACCTAACGTGTTGAGATCGCCAAAGGTCGGCCGACTCGGGGGAGTCCATGGGCATTCCCTGAGATATAAGCTGTGCGACTCGCGGCTGGCTTATACCGATGCGGTCGCCGTATTCCTTTTGTGTCATGGCTGCAAGGCGTCCTTGATCTCCTGGGGCATCATCGAGTCGGGCAGGTTGCCTGCGAATTGGAGGGCTCGGAAGACGCCGTCGCGCCGGCTGTCGTGGTTGCTGGGCACCAGTGAGCCGACAATTTGCTCCGGTGTGGTGCCACTTTTCATCAGCCGGATGAACCAGGCGGTGTTGGCCAGGCCGAACTGGTCGACGAGGAATTGTATTTGGTTAGGCATAAATTATTTGATGAAAGCATTACTCGCAGAAATTGATAGGGGTCTCGCGTTCACC